TAACATGAATAAAGTAAATATCAACGTAATAAAAGAAGTTAAAGTAGATGGTCGTAATAATAATACAGGCAGACCTGTAAATAAAAAATCGTCTAGGCAAATTAGATTGCGTAAGCAAAGATTATATAATAAATTACATAGTCAATTTATACATGGTGTAAAATTTAAAGTCAACAATGATAGTGCTGGTGAGTATGTGTATGTGTGTGGTGATAAAGTAAATAAACATGGTTATATAACAAGCGTTGTAGGTGGTCATGTGTGTAATATAGATTACATTGGTCGTACTAAAGTTAAAGGTTATTCGTTTGTATTAGGCAAACGTGTGAATGTTACTATTAATTTAAAGACTGTTAAGTTTATAAAATAATAATTTGTAAACATATTTTGTCGTACGCTAGCGCAACGCGCACGTATGTGTGCATATAAGGGCGCCACATATGCGTGCCGTCGACATATGTGCGCGGATCACGCGCGGGCTGGCGTGACTCTCAGTTCGCTAACGGTCTTTCACCATCGAGCGTATATACGCATATAAAATATATGCATAAAAACGTCATAATCACTTCATATATAAGTCATCGCTGTAGCCTCACGGAATATTATGTATCAACAAAAAACATTATGAATTCACAAGAAAAAAAAGTCGACATCAGCGCCTATATCTATGTGTTAATTATATTCGTAGCATTCGCTGTAGGCATAACATTATAATACAGAATTCCAAATAGACCATTTGACTGTAAGTTATACAGTAATCAAAAAAGAGATTCTCACACCCTTTTTCAATCGAGCCTCATATATACACCGTACACCGTCACACCGTCCACCGCGTATCTATCCATGTTTGGTTCGTCCGCCACATATGTATCACTATCGATTTTGATTTTTTAATGTCAGGGCGTATATATGTAGGATGATGGGTGTAGTATAGAAGTTACGAAAAGGTTGCTTAGAATTTATTTTATGGCAAGTGATAAAAAAGTAGCTTCTTTGATTGAGAAGAAGCGTAAAATTTTAAAAGAAATTGATAATTTACAAAATAATTGTGAACATCTAAATAAAGTTGTAAAATCTATTAAAGAAAATGAGGATTCCTCAACTTTTGTTGTTAGATGCGTCTGTGGGGGGTGCGGAAAAACTATAGGCATGCCCACGCCGCAAGAATTAAATAAATACTTAAATGGTAGATAAAGAAATACACGTAAAACAAGTTTTAAAACGCTTTCCTCCAGGAGATAGATGGACTCCAGTAAATTCTGATGAACCTATATTGTCTTCATTAACTGAAGGTATAGAATGGGTGTTTCAAAATACAAAAAAACATGACTTTTTAGTAAAGGCAGCAGAAGGCGCAGTATTTGTGTATTCTGAAGAAGAAAAACCAGAACCTGAACCAGAAAAACCTAAAACATATAACATTTATGGGGAATTTGAGTAAAATATTATTTTTTATATTACTTTTAAGTAGTTGTGCCATAACATATGAACCTCCTAAATGCGAGTTAATGTTAAGGGGTGAAGAATGCCTAACAGATCATAGATGTTGTAACCCCTCTCAAACATACCAACAAACATACCCAAATTGGTATTGGTGGAATTGGAATAAACCAACATATACTAATTATGTTATAATAAAACCCAATAAACCCAATAAGCCTAATAAGCCTAATAATAGGCCTAGTTTTAACAATAATAATTCTAATAATAATGGATCTACGCGACCAAATCAAACAAACACTACAAGAAAACCAAGAAAGTAAAGGCTTTGGAGATACTTTTGAGAAAATAATGATATTTACAGGAATTAAACGTTTTGTAAAGTGGATATATGGGGATAAAGATTGTGGGTGTGATAGAAGAAAAGATTTATGGAATAAATGGTTTCCTTACCATAATGAGGATACCTGTAAAGAACCTTGTGAAGATAAAAAATAGATATATGTATTTACGATATTTAAGTTTAACTAAATTATTTATTATCAAAAGTATTCAATGTCCCATAAAATCTTTATACGTCATACTTACATTTATAAATGTAGTGATACCATTTGCGAGGGTGAATGGAAGATTAATGAAGCAAGTAATTTAGAAAAATTAAGATGCCCACATTGTGGGAAATACGACACAGTCCATTATGTAGATGTTGATCAAAGAGAAAAATATTTAAGAAGATGGGAATAATAATTAAGGTTATATGCGCTTATCAGATAATGTAGGTAATACACCACTAATCCCAATTACATTAGGTAATTTAACAGTTTGGGGAAAAGCCGAATTTATGAACCCAAGTGGTTCAGTTAAAGACAGAATGGCTACATACATAATAAATTTAGCAGAATCTTATGGGTTAATTAAAAAAGGCGACACATTATGTGAAGCAACTTCAGGTAATACAGGAATTGCATTTGCTATGTTAGCTGCTGAAAGGGGTTATAAAATGAAAATTATTATGCCTTCTAATATGTCTGAGGAAAGAAAATCTATGATGAGATTTTACGGTGCAGAATTAATACAAGTAGATGAAGGTGATTTTGATGGTGCTATCGAAATGAGAGATGATTTATGTAAAGCTAAAGGATGGTATAATTGCAACCAATTCCATAACCCATGGAATATAGAAGTACATTTTAATAATACAGGAGAAGAAATATTTAAACAATGGAAAAATACTACAGCGCCAGACGCCTTTATTTTAGGTACAGGCACAGGAGGAACTTTAATGGGATGCGGGCAAAAGTTAAAACACTACTGGAAGAATATGAAGATCGTTGCCGTAGAGCCGGCGGAGAGTGCAGTCATGTCAGGAGAACAACCAGGGCTTCATGGGATACAAGGAATAGGGGATGGAAGCAAATTTCTAGTGGACTTGGATTTCGTAGACGAAATAAAAACTGTAAAAACAAAATGCGCAAAAACAATAGCTAAATATATGGCCAGTAAATATGGATTATTTGTTGGTATAAGTGCGGGGGCTAATGTGAAAGCATCATTTGAATGGTTACGTGATAATAATAAAACTAACGCTATCACTATTCTTTGTGATAGAGGCGAAAGATATCTCAGCTGTCTTTAAAAATAATTGCGAAAAAACTTGGAGTAGCCAAAGAGGGTTCGTATCTTATCGGATAAAACGATGAGTTATGAAACATTTACACCCAATATTTGAAATTTTAGAAATTCCACTTTACGTTTTGGTAATAGGAGTTTTAACAATAGAAACAAGCCCCTTATTATCATTACTACTTTTTGCTATATCAGCATTTCGTTTATGGATAAATTTAAACTTTAAAAAATAAAATATGAAAAAACTATTATTAATACTAACAATAATATTAACTAGTTGTGAGGATCAATATAAAGATTTAATAGATGATACATCTAATTTAGAAATATACATTGATGAACTAGACTACAATGATATTACTAAAACTTATAAATTTAGGTATCCTGATAATTTAAGTAATACTTATTTTAAAATAACATATAATACTTCTCCCTATCAAAGGGTCTATTGGAATTCACCAGATGAATATTATGTAGTTGCTTTTCAGGATACAACATGGACTTCTGTAGTAAACTACAGCACTCATGCGGATGAAAATGGAGTAGGATATCAAATGGTATATGTTAACGAATCATTAATAGGAGATACTTTAAATATTATAGGAAATATTAATAACATTGAGAGAGAAATTAAAATTGATATAATAGCATATGATGCTGATTGTTATCCATTATTATGTGATGAAAATGGATACTATTATTAAAAAATAAAATATATGAATAAAGGTTCTAAATATTGGAGTAAACACTCATGGGAAAAATTTGATTTAATTGAATTAGCTAACACACAACGTAGCATAACTAATTTTGTAAAAATACTTACTGGAGAAGAAATACCAGTTGAATTTACAACTACAGGTGATAGTATGACTGATGGCAAATCAATCACCATATCATCAAACATAACACAAAATACATTAGACAGTACAATTGGGTTAGCATTACATGAGGGGGCGCATTGTACTTATACAAATTTTGATGTACCTAAAAAAATAGGTAATTTCTTATTAGAACGTAATTTAATACATGGTAAAGAAATAATATTATTATTACTTAATTTTGTTGAAGATAGAAGAATAGACCAATTAGTTTATAATACAGCTCCTGGTTATCAAAGTTATTATAAAGCAATGTATGATAAATATTTTTATAATAGTACAGTTGATAACGGAATTCTAAGTAATAAATTTAGAAAAGAAAATTGGGAATCTTACATATTTCGTATAATTAATATATTTAATAAAAACACAGATCTTACTGCTTTAACTAAATTAAAAGAAGTGTATAATATATTAGATTTAAAAAATATTAGTAGACTTGAAAATACTTTAGATTCACTTAATATTGCATCTAAAATGTATAGTTGTATCCGTGATTATTTAGTAACTTTAACAAAAGAAGAATATGCAAAACAAAGTCAATTAAATAAAAAAAATAACAACCCTAAAGGTGCATCTATAAAATCCTTAAAAAATCTACTTAAAAAACAAGAAGATTTTACTATGGGAAAAGTTCATAAACAAAAAATATCAACTTTACATAAAAATAAAATAAAAGCTATTAGTGAATCTCTTATTAAAGTAGAATTTATTACATCTGCTAATAAAAAAAGACCAGTTCATATAATGGATGGGATTAGTGATGCATCTATAAATGAAAATTTATATGATAAATTTCATTCATTTAAATATACTAAAAATAATAATTTAATAGAACAGGGAATAACTAAAGGTAAAAGATTATTAAATAAATTACAAATTAGAAATGAACAAATTACTTCATCATCTAAAAGATTAAAACAAGGTAAGATAGATCCTAGGAGAATATATGCTGCTAATTTTGAAGAAGATTTATTTTATAAAATAGATAAATCAAATTATAAGCCAATTAATTTAAATATATCAATTGATGGTAGTGGTAGTATGAGGGGGGATAAATGGGAACAAGTTTTAATTAATACTATAGCATTAGGTTATGTATCCCTCAATATGGATAATATTAATATATTAATATCTATTAGAACTTCTGGAGATGCATTTACAAGAGGTCAAGTACCTTTATTAATTTTAGCTTTTGATAGTAAAAAACATAAATTAAAAGATTTAAAAAAATTAAAATATTATCGTGAAGATGGATTAACACCTGAAGGTATATGTTTAGAAGCATTAAACATACCTAATTCTTCATATTACTTAGATTCATATCTTATCAATATGAGTGATGGAATGCCTACATTTTTAGAATATAAAGGTAAAAAAGCAATATTGGATACAGCTAGAGTAATAAAAAATATCAAAAAAGGTGGGGTTAATATATTAAGTTATTTTATAGAAGGTGAATATAATAGTTATAAACATGATGCAGAAAATAATTTTAAACAAATGTATGGTAAAGATGCATCTTTTATTAATATTAATAATATAAATGAAATAACTAAAACATTAAATAATTTATTATTAAAAAAAGAATTAGTATCATGAAAGAAAATAGAGGAAGACCTAAAGAAAATATAGAAAAAAAAATAAAATTCACTGTAGATTATGGTGACTCTAGATGGCATTATGATTTAAATAAATATCCTCGTGGGCCCTATATGGTAGAACAATTAGATACAACATACGATAAACTCGAAAAATTATATTATAAATTAGAAAAATTAAAAGAACCTAAATATCATGAAAATGGAAGAAAACAGCGAATCACTAAAGATAGTAAAAAAAAGATGGAATTGGTTGAGAAAAAATATTGGGAGGAGCATTATAGACTTTTTCCAAATGAAAGACCAAAAAAGAGAGGCCGAAAGCAAAATAGAGGATGATGATCAAATTGAATTATTGTTGCTAGAAGCGGGTGCTTATGGTTTAAGAATAGAAGTAGAACAATGGGCTATGCAGGAACTTAAAGAAGATCCAAATCTTTCTAGACTTGAAGCATATGTACTAGCATATAACGAATGGATTAAATAATATGTCAGTAGAAGATTTTTGGTGGTTTGCTCAAGAAGAAATAACTAAACTTGGGGTACAAAAGCAATTTGATAAACAAATTAAAAAAATGAAAACCCAAGAACATCACAAATATAAAGATACCAAAGAAATATGGGAATACGCTTTAAATAAAGTAAAAATTTTAAACCAATAACTTGGTTCGAATAAACATATTTTTTATAGGTATAAATGGTCGCTAGTACTTATATTAGCTGCTTGTTTGGACCCGGGTTCGATTCCCGGCATCTCCACTAAAAATACACGATAGGGGGATGACCGGCTTTGACAGCAAGTAAGGGTATAGGGAAGACCAACGCAGTAACCGGCAAACAGGTTAACACGGTGATAACAAATGTTTTCGCTTCATTATTTGCTATTCGATCTCTTGCAAAAGAGACTGTAGCTACTGAAGAGTCAGTATTTGCAATGGCTGCCTAGTTAGGCACCCACACCACACGGCAAACAAGGATCATGTCGTTAAAATCCTAGAAGCAGCCCGAAAGGGCTGCTTTTTTTATTTTCTTTTCTATATTTATTACAAAAACCCATTGTGATGAGATATCTATTAGTTATGCTGTTGGCATTTCCTCTTCTTATGTTAGGTCAAACAGAGGAAAAAAAATTTAACCTAAAAAAAGAAGTTAAAAAAATCTTTAAATTTTCAACATTTTATGGTGCCGTTAATGGGGGAACATCAATATCTGATGATGACATATATTCTATTACAACAGGTACATTAAACCAAGACATTATAGAAACGCCTTTTGATTATTCAATAAAATTTGGTGTAAGAAAAATTGCAAGGTTTGGTTATTTACCAAAAGAAGCATTTAAAAAAGGAAACGAAAATTCATTTTCTGATGCAGCAACAATGGGTAAAGTAACTGGTTTTGAATTTTTATTTGAAGGTGAATATAAAAGACAACAAGGTTTATCATATTTTGATCAACATCATTTTTTAAGATATGTTGCAGATAAATGGTTAATTAAAGTAGAATACTATACAAATGGATTTGCAGATATTGAATATTTCGAATCAACACAAAGATACAGACAAAAAATAAGCAAAAAATTATCACTTAATATAGGAATAGTACAAAGATTTGCTGAACCTTATGGGTTTGACCCATTAGCAAATTGGGTATTAGAAAACGGAAATTTACACTACACATATTTAGCATTACAAGAAGGATATAACATAGATCCTTTTACTAGTACATATACAGATCCAAATGGAAATATAGTTGCAACATCTAATGAAGTATGGAAAGAGGTTGTTATACCACAAGTATTAGATGGATTTGTTGAATCAGAAAGAAATAAATTAAGCAATACATTACAGCATTCCGTAATTATTGGTTTTGACTTTTATCATTACGATAAAAAGTTTTGGTTACATTCATGGGGCAATTTAATGCCTTATCATTATGATGATGGAAATGAATACTCATATCATAATTTTAATGGAGGTCAATGGTTAGATTATTCTGGCGGTTTGATTTTTGGTTATTGGTTTAATAAAAATTTAGGTACCTTTATTGAGGGTAAATATAACAAATATTGGAATAGAGAATGGCATAATTTCTCACTTGGACTTAACTACAAAATATTTTAAAAAAATGGCAAAAGAATTAAATGAAGATACAGGCTTTAATGTAAGTATAAAAACCCTAGGAGGTATAGCAGTATTTATTTTTACTATAGTAGGAATGTGGTTTACACTTCAAGCTGACATAGCTGAAGCTAAAGAATTACCAATACCTCCACCAGCTGATGTTACAAGGATGGAATTTGATATGAAAGACAAAAATATACGTTTAACTATCCAAAATACACAGGATGATGTAACAGAAATAAAAGAAGATCTTAGACGTATTGAAGACAAAATAGACCAACTAAATTAAAACATATGAAAAAATTATTATTTTTATTATTATTACCCCTTTTAGTATATACTCAATCACCATGTGAATCAGAGTTATGTGTAGTACAATTTAATGCTGGATGGAATTCAGCAAATAATGTAGAATGGGTAGGAAAGTTAAAAGACTGCGAAATTCAGTACATTGATATAGCAGCTGACGCAGCTGCTCAAGCAGAATGGAAAATAGTAGTTGTACCTACTATTATAGTATTTAATGGAAAAGAAGTAAAGAGATTTCAAGCTGACATTTCGTTTGCTATGAAAGCAACGAAAAATGAGGTACAAGAAGTAATAGATGAAGTCTTAATGGATCAATTTTAAAAAAAAGCGTATGAAAAAGTTATTATTTTTATTGGCATTATTGCCAATGTTGTTGTTAACCCAAAATACTTGGGTAAATGTTGAATTTCAATTTGATGGTTATGCAGATGAAGTAACATGGAATTTATCAAATAGTTATGGTGTTATTGAATCAGGTGGTCCTTATGATAATGGACAACCAAATGCCTTTATTGTAATCGATTCTTTAGAATCAGGAGATTATACATTTGAATTATTAGATGCTTATGGGGATGGTTTATCATGGCCTAATGATGGTTATTGTTTAGTGTCAAATGCTTGTCAGGATACTTTATTTTTTGCCCAAGGAAACTATGGTATAGGTTTAATTGAATCTTTAACAATAGCACCTTGTGCTCCACCAGAACCACCAGTTATTGATTGTATGGATGAAGGTGCAGTCAATTATAATCCTGATGCGGATATAAACGATTCAATGTTATGTGAATACCCTCCTTGTGAATCAATCGATAATATTTATGTAGAACAAACATGTGATGGTGGTTTAGCAATTCTTTATTACAACTGGGATGTTTCAGATAACCCTAACTGTAATATAACTCAAATAACTTATGGTAGTAATGGAACTAATTCTTATAATTTTGACACAGATATAGATAATGGTATATGGGGGGTTTATGCTGGTAATGGTACAATGCCACCTAATTGGGAAGATGAATTCTATGCCCAATTATTTACAGCAGATAGCCTAGCATCAGATACAATACTCTTTACTCCATACCCATGTACACAAGGATGTACAGATGAAAATGCTCCTAATTACAATCCATGGGCAACAGTAGATGATGGTTCTTGTGGAGGTCAAGCTTGTGATGTAGGATATGTACCATTAGTGATAGAAGTAACTTTAGATAATTGGCCAGGTGAAACAGGTTGGTCATTTGTTAGTGGTGATGGTAGTACAGAAATTCCAGACGGAACATATACTTATCAAGATGTTGGACAGACTTACACTTATAATGTTTGTGCAATGGAAGGTGGATTTGAATTTATTATATCAGATACTTTTGGTGATGGTTTAGCTGGTTCTACTTCAGGAGGAACAATAGATGGTGATGTTGTAATAAAAGGATGTGATGGAGAAGTAATTACTTCATTATCCTCTAATACTTGGGTAAATGCAGCACAAGATACAGTAGGAGTTGGTTTTGGAAATGTAGCTTATTCAACTTGGCAACAAACAACCATATGTGGTAATGTAGAAGAAATATTAGGATGTACAGATTTTAATTACCAAGAATTTAACCCCTTAGCAAATACAGATGATGACTCATGCCTTACAGAGCATGTATTAGGGTGTATTGATCCTATAGCATTTAATTATGATTCATTAGCTACACAAATGGAAATATATCCTAACTGTAACTATGAACTATGGATAGGAGACGCTGGTGCTGATGGATGGGGTAATTCATTCTTAGGAGTTGTTCAGGGAGATAACCAATGGTCATTTACAATGGGACCAGGACAGTATGAACAAACATTTCCTATATGGTTAGAAACAGATAAACCTGTTAAAATATATTACTTTGAAGTAGGAGGTGCACAAACACCACCAGAAGAAGTAGAATTTCAAACTTTACATAACTCCTTTAAATTAACAAACGCAAACGGTAACGTATTATTATATGAAGGATGGAACCCATTTGCAGATAATGGTCAAGGAGCACTACAATCGTTTAGCCCTCCGTTTTATAATGTGTATCAAGCAATGCCTTTTTGTGGTACTTTATGTATCCCAACAGTAGAAGGGTGTTTAGATTCAACTGCTTTAAATTATAATGAAGAAGCAAATACAGATGATGGTTCTTGTATTGAAGTTATACCTGGATGTACTCAAGAAATAGCATTTAATTATGATGAAAACGCAAACTTTGACGATGGTTCGTGTGAAGGAATAGTTTTTGGATGTATGGATTCAGTAGCTTGGAATTATAATGAAGATGCAAATGTAAGTGATAATTCATGTTTATATTTTGGATGTACAGATTCTGAAGCAACTAATTATAATGAAGGTGCAAACGTAGATAATGGTTCATGTTTATATCCCGGATGTACTGATTCTTCAGCATTTAATTTTAACTCTGAAGCTAACATAGATGATGGTAGTTGTATATTACCTATATATGGTTGTACTGATCCAACTGCATTTAACTATGATTCAACAGCTAACACAGATAATGATTCATGTATCCCTATAGTAGAAGGTTGTACAAATATATTTGCATTTAATTATGATACTTTTGCTAACGTAGATGATGGTAGTTGCATATTAACAGTTTATGGTTGTACAGACCCAGATGCTCTTAATTATGATGAAGATGCTAATGTAGATAATGATTCATGTATAGAAATTGTGTATGGATGTACAGATGCATCTGCTATAAATTATAATGAAAACGCAAATGTTGATAATTTTTCATGCATAGATTACATTTATGGTTGTACAGATTCGACAGCATTAAATTATAACGAATTAGCAAACACAGATAATGGAACATGTATTGAAATAGTAGAAGGTTGTACAGATTCAACAGCTTTAAATTATAACGAATTAGCTAATGTAGATAATTTTTCGTGTATAGATTATGTATATGGTTGTACGGATTCTACAGCATTTAATTATAATGAGTTAGCAAACACAGATAATGGTTCATGTATAGAAGTTGTTTATGGGTGTACAGATTCAACAGCATTTAATTATAATTCAGACGCAAATACAGAAGACTTTAGCTGTATTGAAGTAGTTTATGGATGTACAGATTCAGAAGCATTTAACTATGATGAATTAGCTAATACAGATAATGGAACATGTATTGATATATTAATAGGATGTACTGATGTTAATGCTTATAATTATGATGGAAATGTTAACACAGATGATGGAAGTTGTGAGTATGATGCAGAATGTAGTGGTGGGCCTGGAGTCCCTTATTGGTTACCTAACGATTGTTTTGAATGGGTAATATCCATTGATACAGAATGTTGTACAGGTAGTTGGAATTCATATTGTGTAGAATTATATAATTATTGTGATTTAGGATGGCCTATTGATTTAGAAGAAATGAGTAGAGAATTACTAATATATCCTAATCCAGTAACAGACATATTAAATAGTACACAAGAAGTTGATATAAAGATATATGATATGATAGGAAATTTAGTTATTTCCAAAACAAAAACAAAACAAATAGACATGACATCATTATCAAGTGGAGTTTATAATCTAAATATAACACATGATAATAAGATAATAAATAATAGAATCATAAAACAATAACGCCTTTTGAAATAAGTTTATATTTATTAGGGAATAATATACTATAATAATGGCTAACAACAAATTTTACGGATACACACCAAAAAAAGAAAAAGTCTCTACTTCTGAAGAATCCGCTTTTAAGGGAGGGGGAAATTTACTTGACCAAGTAAACCCCTTCGAATTTAGAAAAGGTATGGATTATGAATTAACTGAACTAGGATGTACAAGATTAAGAGAATCTACTCCAGAAGAAAGAGAAAAAGCTACAGAAAAAGTACTTAAAAACCTTCAATCCCATGATGCTTACTATTCTGGTTTAATGCAATTTGAATCAGGAATGAATCATGCGGGTCAAATTGAAGGTAAAAACTTTAAAACATGGCTTAATGATCATTTTGATCTTAATAAAATGCAACCTGTTGTAGATGAAAAATTTAGCAAAACTAAAAAAACTAATTTTAAGGATGATAAAATGAAAGAACTTAAAGAAGCTATTAAAAAAGAAATGAAATTAATTCTTAAAGAACAAGGAGCAGCAAAGGCAGCAGCTATGGCTGATATGGAAGATAATGAGGGAACTCCTAAAAAAGGTAAAGGAAAAGCTAAAAAAGACAAACCAGTAAGAAAAGATAGGTTTGATAGAGAAGAAGAAGCTATAAAAGATATATTATTTAGGGTAGATGCTAAAGGAAAAAAACCAAAGGAAGAAGGAGATTACACAAAAGATAATCCTGCTCCTGGTAGTATGCTTTTTATTAAAGATGAGTTATTAGACACGTATAAAAACGATATAAAAAATGACCCTAAATTAGAAAAACCTAAAGATAAAGAAGACGCTTATAATAAATTACAAAAAGAAGCAAATGCAGATTTTGAAGACGCTTTTGACAAGTTTAATCAAGAATTTGACACAGATGATACTCTTAATTTATATGTAAAAGATCAAGAATTATTTAAAACTATAAAAAGCCTTCAAGAAAGACTTAAATTAGGTTTAGATAAAGCAAGAGCAGGAGTAGAAGAAGAAGCTAGAGGAACTAGACGTGAAATAGCTAAATCTCAAATGACACGTGAAGAAGCTCTTAGACTTCTTGAAATATGTAAAGAAAATGGAATTTCTTTAAGAGAAGGATCAGAGGGAGTAAAAGTATATTATGAAATAGCAAAAGCAGCTTATTTAGAAGGTGTAGCTAATGCATTAAAATTATAAATCAATGTATCAAAAATATTCACAAATAGTTAGTTCATCCCAATCTACAGAATACACAGGAAGTATATCAAAAATGCATGTATTAGCTACGGGGACTATATTAAACACTATGTGGGGAGATCCAGATGAAGGTAATAGACTAACTTTAACAGGGTCTCAATTTGTAGATTCTGCTATTGCTGATATAACTACACCTATAACTGCAACTGTAGGTAGTGATATTGAAGGTCCAATAGGAAGAATAAAAGTAGGTACAGCAGGTTTATTGTTGTATTTTAAATAAAATAAAAAAATAGTTATGAATTTTATAGACAGTTGGAGAGAAGGTAATAAAAAAAATATTATTGATATTTCCCTAAGACTTGGAGTATTGACTCTATTTGAACTTAATTGGAATCCCGGAGTTAAGTTTAGATTAATATTATTAAATTTTGGGGTTGAATTATAAGACTTAAACCAATAATAATTTATTAAAAAAATAAAAACATGAATTTAAAAGAACTTAAAAAAATGATTGCAGAAGAATATGATGCATACAAAAAAGAAAAAATTAAAGAACAACCATTACCTGCGGGTCCTATGGGTCCTATGGGTGATATAGATGATCTACCTGATCCTACTGTAGCTGTATCTGATGATGATATAGATGCTACAGAAAAAGATGATTCACCTACAGATATATTAAAAGATATATTTGATATGTTAAAAGACCACTTTGAGGGAGATGATAAAAAAGATGATAAAAAAGATGATGATAAGGGTGATGATGTTGAAGATAAAGAAGATGAAGAAGCTGATTTAGAAGAAACTACAATTAATGGTGGTGGTGCTTATACTACGTCTTTAAATGAAAAGAAAAAAAATAAAAATTCAAAATTATTAGCTGAAGTTAAAATGAAATCAAGGTTTAAAAAACTTGCTAATATTAAAAAATAAATTATGACTCTTGATGAGTTATTATTAGAGTGGTCTTATAAATCAGAAAAGGGGTATCCATTATTGGATAGCCCTTCTGATATCTCTATACTTAAACAAATTTTAGAAAAACTTGATTTACCATCTAGTACTATTATAAAATCCTTAAAAGAAGCTTCTTTAAATCCTAGTGAATTAAGAAAAGATAGAATAGGTAAAATTAAAGAACCAGGTATTCGTGTACAAGTAGTTTTAGATAAAATTGAAGGTGGTAGTGAGTTTGAAATGGTAGATGGTACTAAATTAATTATCAATAAAGAAAAATCTCAAGAAGCTATTGAAAGATTAGAACAATATTTAATTAATTTTCAAGATAACTTAACAGGTTTAGTTTTTTATGATGACAATGAAACACCTTATGCTTTAGATTCTTTTAAAAAAACAGAAGAATTTGGATCAAGTAAAGGAGCAGGAGGGGGTACTGATGAAACTAGATTACAAGAAACTGCTCATGCATACGGGTGTGCTGTAGCATATTATATAAACAACAGTTCTATAACAAGTGATGATTTAAATAATGAAAACTTTGAACAAGTAGCATCATATGTAGATGCTGATGCTTCTATTGAAGAAGTAATAAATTTTTTAAATGAATCCCCTAAATGGAAAGATTCAATATCTAAATCTGTAAATAGTATAATTAAAACATTTCCAAATAACAATTTTAAAATCCATAGGGGTTCAGAACAAGTAGATAGAATATATAATGCTTGGAGTGAAGTTGCAAAAAAAGAAGGAAATTTAAAAATGGCTAATGACAAATGGAACCCAGCTGACATTTGGTTAATATCTAATGACCTAAAAAACCATGATTGGTCAGGTAATTTAGAAGTATTAAATGGTCAAATATCTAATTTTTACGCTGATAATAAATTAATAGGAATATCTTTAAAACAAATACCTAAAAATAGAGAACCTAAAGCAGTAATTCAAAATGATCCTGAAATACCTAAAGAAAATATATACAAATTTAATGATTTTGATGCTTCTGTAAAGTCAGCTAATATAGAAATAAAATATATAGACACAACTAAAGAAGATTCAGATGAAAATGCAGGGACTTTAATGTTAAAAAACTTTAACGTTGATTCAGGCTGGTGTGCTGAAATATCAGGTAAAGCAGCTAGAGGAGGAAAAGCTTGTCATGGTGGGATAAATGATGTCTTAAAATTAAATAATATAGAAACATTACCTACAAGTAAAGATGTAAAAAAAGCCTTTCAAATAGATGATAAAAATTATTATGAAAAGTTTTATTATCTTTTTGATAGATTTATGGAAAACATTTCTAAAGAAGATTTTAAAAAATTATATGATACCTCTGAATTAAGTTGGAGAACTGCAAAATATATGGGTTTAGAATTTTTAGAAAAAATATACGATAATGCAGATTCAGCAGATGAAGTAATAAATGATGTTATGAGATATGCTGCTTCATCTACAAAAGCTTCATCTCAACACATAAAGTTCTATTAAAAAATTTGGATTTCCCATATTTTCTTACTATATAACAATAAATAAAATAAAATAATTATGGCTTACGAACAACAATTACAAACAGCAATGGAAAGATTAGATCAATCTTTATCAAAATTAAGAAATTTAATCAAAAGAGGACAAACAGCAGATGCAATTAATTTTATGGAACAGGGAGAATTAAAAGATCGTTACGAAGAGTTACAAAATATTATAACTATATCTCAAACTGGCAACATAGGAGCTAGGGGAACTTCAAATATGGGTACATTTTAATAAAAAAATAAGTTATGTTATCAGCAGAAAAAATCCAATCAAATTGGAATCGCTATATTAGCGAAATAAAAACAAATATATCTAAAGAACGGACAGATATATTAATTCCTTTTATGGAAAAATATCAAGAAAGAATGATGATGATGCCTGCCGCAGCTAAAAACTGGCACCATTCAGCATTTGCAGGTGGTTATACTGACCATGTATTACGTGTATTTGATTGCGCAAATGAATTATATAAAACGTGGAATAAAATGGGAGGAGATATATCCACATATACAATTGAAGAAATGCATTTCATCGCTTTATTTCATGATTTAGGTAAGATGGGCCAACAAGAAGGTGAATATTATAAACCAAACGACTCACAATGGCATATTGATAAATTAGGCCAAATTTATAAGTTTAATACTGACATTCCTGCTATGAAAATACCAGAACGATCTTTATTCTTATTACAAGAAATTGGTGTTAAGGTAACTCAAAATGAATTTATTGGTATTAAAATACATGATGGTTTATATGATGAAAGTAATAAATTTTACTTTATGTCAGGTATGAAAGAAACTAAATTAAGATCACATTTACCCTTACTTATGCACCAAGCAGACCATATGGCAGCTCAAATTGAATATGAGATATGGAATAATGCAACAGATGCAGTTCCTAAACAATCAAAACCTACAAATGGTTCTAAGGGAGATAAAACAATAAGAAATGCTAAAAAAATAAATACTAAAAATAACCCGAATCTATCTAATGCTACCTTAGATGTAATAGATTCATTTTTTAAAGATTAAAATATGGGATGGACAATATCAACAATATTACTTATTATTATTACAATTATTTTAGGTTTTGCTCTTTTTAATTTATTAAAAAAGAATGAAGCTTTAGAAGATTTTATCTCTAAACAAAGTGATGCTGTAAATGAATGTGATAAAAGGATAAAAGAAATAGATACTAGAGGTACATTTAGCTCAGATGATGAAATAGGATGGTTTTTTAATGAAATTAAAAAAATCCAAGAAGCCTTAAACGAATTTACCCTTAAATAAAATTATGATAACTAAACCAAAACCCCCCATTATAGAATCAAACTCTATTCCCCCACCAAAGAAAAAAAGAGGAAGAAAAAGAACAAAAAAAAGATATTTTACTGAAGATACTGATTTAGCTATAAAACAGTACTTATCATCATCTAATCAAGATGAAAGAGATTATATATTTAAAACAAGAATTTATTATCCCTTTTATAAACTAGCTGAAAATTTAATCCATACTTTTAAATTTTACTATACAGAAGTAGAATCTTTAGAAGATTTAAAACATGAAGTAATTTGTTTTTTATTAGAAAAATTAGATTATTTTAAACCTGAAAAAGGTTCAAAAGCTTTTTCTTATTTTAGTATTGTAGGAAAAAATTACCTTATATTATATAATAATAACAACTATAAAAAGAAAAAACAAAAAGTAGATTTACTAGCAGCAGATGAAGATGATGGAGTAATACACCAATTAGGTAGAGACCAAAGAAAAAAAGAATTAAAAGATTTTATAGATCATCTTACTGAATATATAGACAAAAACATGTTTACTATATTTAAAAAAGATAAAGATAGAAAAGTATGTGATGCTATTAATACTCTTTTTAAGCGCAGAGAAAATTTAGAAATTTTTAATAAAAAGGCCCTTTATATATACATTCGTGAAATGACTAATGTAGATACTCCTGTTATTACAAAAGTAACAAAAATACTAAAAAAAATATATAAAAAGTTACATCAAGAATATATTGAAACAGGATATGTAAAAATTTAAATTTTTCCATATTTATTATAAATAAATAATTATGGATTCATTAAACCAAGTAATTTTTGATGATAAATCATTTTCTGATTTGTTAAAAGAAATTCATAAAAACCAATCAAAAAAATCAAAACAATTAGCTAGTTTAATAGCTGAATTAAGACCCCTTATTACTTCTTTAGGAGATGCTACCGTAGTAGTACCATTAATTAAAGAATACATGGAAATTAGTGTTAAAAATGATGATCAATTAATAAAAATGGCTGCTATAGTCCAACGTTTATCTACAGGGGCTACTTCTAGTGGAGATGGAGGACTACTAACAGAAGAAGAAATGGAACAACTTCAACAAGTAGCTGATGAAATATCAAAAAATATTGAAGAACCTAAACAACTAAACAAACCTAAAGAAACTGATGGATAAAATTGTAAGAGTTTATGATATAATTTTAGATAAAAATCATGATGCATGTAAACCTAATTGTACAGCAGATGATATAGGAACAATTTATTTTACTGAATTAGATGAACTTACTCCTGAAGCTGACAAAGACTTTGAACTATCTACAGCTAAACCTTATCATTACAATTTGCTTCATATTCCTGTAAAAAATGAATTAGTTCATATAAAATATTCTGCAAGCCCTAAACATAATGAACTAGAAAAACCAGATAAATATTATTTGTCTCCTTTATCTATAATGCAGAATGTTAATAGTAATGCTTTTATTGATAGGTTAAATCATAAAAATGATAATTATTTTAAATTAAATGCTCTTATAAAACGTTTACAACCATATGAGGGGGATATGATTTTACAAGGTAGATTTGGAAATTCTATAAGATTTGGATCTACTATAAATACAGAAAAAATAACAAGAAAAAATAATTGGAGTAATGAAGGACAAATAGGATCCCCTATTACTATAATAAGTAATGGTCATCAAACAATTTCAACTAATATAGAAGAAGAATATGAACATACTGTAGAAAATATAAATCAAGATAATTCAAGCATTTGGTTATGTTCTGATCAACAAATAAATAATTTTGAAATAGCTTCATTACATGATTTATCATATTACTATGATAGAGAAAGAGAAAAACATTCAGAAGAACCAGAAGTTCAAAATAATGCTTTATCTGAAAATGTAAAAGAAGATCCTTCTTTAAGCCCCGCAGAAGAATTACCCCCTGAAGAAACCCAAAGTACAGAACTAGCTAATGTACAAGAAATAGAAACAGACTATTATGATATAGCCTCTACAGAAGCACAGACAATTTCTATAAATTCTAATTTAATTTTATCTGAAAATTATGTACTTCCCGATAATATAAATGATAATTTTTTAAACGAAGAAATAGGATAAAATGGCAAAATTTAAAAAAATACATAATATATACAGCAAATTAGCAAATAACAATGGTATTAATAACTATCCAGGAGTAGATGAATATTTAGATCCTACTCTTACCGAAGATTTTATATGGAATAATTTAAATTTATTGCATACTAACTGTATAATACCTATTGTAGAAGCTTTTGGTATTGAAGATATTAAAATAACATCTGCTTATAGATCTACTGAACTAAACAAATTAATGGGGGGAACTGAAACTAGCCAACATGTTAAGGGATATGCTATAGATTTACTTAGTTTAAGTAAATCTTCATCTGTTTTATGGAATTGGTGTTTTCAAAATTTACCTGAGTGGAATCAATTAATTTGGGAATTTCCTGAAAGAGAAGATTTTACTAATGCTGATCAACCCTTTTCATGGGTTCATATTTCATATATTGAGGGAAATAACCCTAAAACCTGTACTATGTCTTCTGAAGTAGAAGTATACCACGAATTAATGGATGAAGGTTACCCTGAAGAAATGATTAAAAGAGGAAAATACTTACACAACATACCTGAAGCAGACGAATCTATAGTAGGATTTACAGACTTTTAAATTTAAGAAAAATGACTTACATACCATTATCACCAAAATCATATATAGGAGACCAAGTAATATTAAATTCAAATAGATTAATATTTAATGCTAAAACTGACAGTATATTATTATATTCAGATAAAGCTATAGGATTTAGTACAAATGGTAATTTCCATTTTGATACAAATAATTCAGATAAAAGTAAAAGTAAATTTATAGTAAATTCTCCTAATATTTATTTAGGGCTAGAAGATAATAAATTACCTGAACAACCAGCAGTTTTAGCAAATGATTTAATAATTTCTTTAGAAGAAGTTTTAGATTTAATACAAAAAATATATTCAGATTTAGCATTTCAGGTTTCTTTTTTATCATCTCCCCCAGGCAGCCCTACAGGTATATACCCTAAAAATATAAATCTTTTAAATAAAAGAACTAAAGAAATAGAAACTATAAAAGAGGAACTACAAAGTATTAAAAGCATAAAAACAAAATTAGTATAATGGCTACAAAACAAGTAAGAAATATTTTAAATTCCCAAATTGACTCTGTGTTAACAAGAGCTAAAGAAAAAATAAAACAAGAAGGTTTAAACAAAGTAGAAGAAATGAAAAATGAGCTTCTTACTCCTGAAGAAATAATGAAAAAACTTCAAGTAAACATAAACGACGATTCTTGTAGTCCTGAAGGTCAAGAAAAATTTAATAAAATATATAATAATTTAGAAAAAAAATTAAATAGAATAAATAACATTTTAAAAGAAGCTTTATTAAAACTAGAAAGTATAGAAAATACTATAAATCCTATAATAAATGAAGAAGGTCCTATAGGGACTATAAGCAAATTAGCAAAAATTTTAAAAGAAAATGTAGTTCCCGTACTTGAAATAATAATATTAGCAGCTCCTGCTTTATTAATATCCCAAACAGTCCCTGTAGTAACAGGAATAGGTATAGATCAAGCACAAAAAAGAAGAGATAAAGCAGTAGCTTTAGTAAAAGAATTAACTCAACTAATGATAGCTATTCCTCTAATGATTTTATTTTTTAAAAAACAAGCAAAAAAGGTAATAGATCGTGTAACTCCTGTTAAAGAAAAAATACAACCTATTAAAGAACAAGTAGATAAATTATTATTATTTATGGTTAGTTTACGTCTTCAATTTGAAGAAGGATGTGCTGAATTAAACAATTCTCAAAACACTGCTACCTCTATAATTCCTGACCCTAATGAAACTACTCCTTTACAACAATATATGTCATTATTAAAAAATCAATATAATGATGTATATAATAAACTCCAAGATTTAGGTAATGAAAAAGCTCTTAAAAGAGTATTTAAAATAAAAGAAAATTTAGAAGAAGACCACAATATTAGTTTTAAGATAGTCAATTTTAACAAAAAATCAAACAAATCTTAAAAAAAATTATATTTATAATAAACAACAATAAAATATGAAGGCAAAAACATTTGAAAATTTAATTAGAAAAATAGTTAGAGAAGAAATAGATTATTCTTTACGTAGAGAAATTAAATCTCTTAAAGAAGATATTACTAAAGAATACCAACAATTAATAACAGAAAACCAAAATGATTTTTCAAAAATTAAAAACACAAATACTTCTTTAAAAGAAGAAGTAATAAATAATGTTATAGAAAAACCTCATAGAAAACTTAATTTTACTTCTAATACAGCTTTAAATGATTTATTAAATGAGACTGCCCAAGGAAGTACTAATTTAAATGGGAGGGCATCACCTGTTTCTATAGATGAAGGTTTTACCAATATAGGGGAAATGCCTATAGAAGCTGTATCTAAACCAGTAGCAGATGCGGTAACAAGAGATTATAGTAGTTTAATGAAAGCAATAGATAAAAAAAGAAATAAATAATATATGCCCTTAATAAGATCAAGAAGAATAAGTCCTTTAAATATTAACAAAAATGTTACTATAGGGGTTGCTTTTCCTTTAGACGAAAATAATATGTTTAAAGGTACTGAAACTATAGAGGAACAAAATAAATCTAATCTTATTAATCTTTTACTAACAGAACCTGGTGAAAGAATTAATTTACCTAATTATGGTGTAGGGTTAAAAAAGCTATTATTTGAACAACAAATAAATTTAGATTATTTAAAACAAATAATCCAAGACCAAACCTCTAGGTATATTTCGGGTATAAAAGTAAATAATGTACAAATACAAATGTCAGAAGATAAACATTCTCTATTTATAACTATAACTTATCAATCTTTATTAGATGCACAAGAAGATAGTATACAACTAAATTTTAATTAACAATGGCTTACAATAAAGTATCAAATAAAACACAAGATAAAGACATAAAGTACTTAAATAAAGATTATAACTCTTTTAAAGAAAATTTAAGAAACTTTGCTGAAGTATATTTTCCTGAAAATTTTAATGATTTTAGTGAAGGTAATCCTGGAATGATGTTTCTTGAAATGTCTGCTTACGTAGGTGATGTTTTATCTTATTATACAGACACTCAACTTCAAGAGTCCTTTTTACATTTAGCACAAGATAAAGAAAATGTATACAATATGGCTTATACTATGGGGTATAAACCTAAATCAACAGCAGCTTCTACAGCAGATTTAACCATATCCCAATTAGTTCCTTCTAAAACAGTAGACAGTACTTATGTACCTGATTATGATTACGCCTTAAGAATAAAAGAAAATTCTACATTTTCTACTTTAAAAGGAGATAATTTTTATTTAACTAAAGATGCTGATTTTACTTATTCTTCTTCTTTTAATACTGTAACTTCTAGTGTTTTTCAATATGATAGTAGTAATAACCCAGAATATTATATACTTGAAAAAACAGTTCCTGCAATTTCGGGGGATATTAGAACCCAAACATTTACTATAGGAGCTGCTGAAAAATATAAAACTATAAATTTATTTGATACTAATGTAATATCTATTGAATCTATCATAGATTCAGAGGGTAATGAATGGAATGAAGTTCCTTATTTAGCTCAAGATACTATATTTGAACCAATAACAAATAATGCGGCTAATGATCCTACTTTACATGGATATAATAATGAAACCCCCTATTTATTAAAACTAAAAAAAGTTCCTAGAAGATTTGTTAGTAGATTAAAACCAAATAATCAATTAGAAATTCAATTTGGTGCAGGGATCAGTGATAAATCAGATGAACAAATAATACCAAATCCTGATAATATAGGGTTAGGTATTAAAGATGGTAGAAGTAAATTAGATATAGCATTTGATCCTTCAAATTTTTTATATACAAAAGCATATGGACAATC